AACAAATATCTCAAGTACAACAGACTAGAGATAGACTATTTTGGAAAATCAAAGGACAACTTGAAAAACATTATACATTTGTAAAACATCATCAAATACCCCAAAATTATTTTTGGTATAAAGGACCAAATGCATATATGGGATGGCATACAAATTGTGAAACACCAGGACCTAGATTGTATTTGGTGTGGAGTGATGAAGATAAAAAATCATATATGAGATATCAAGATATAGACACAGGTGAAGTTAAAACTGTATATGAGAAAAAAGGTTGGAATTTTAATCAATTTACTTTAACTGGTCCTTGCAAACACCATCATTGTGATACAATGCTATGGCATAGTATATTTTCAAATTGTAATAGAATTTCATTGGCTTTTAAAGTTTGGTATTAAAAAAAGCTTGACTTATATAGGTAAACCGCCGTATATTATACTATATGGGATTACCAAGATATTATAAAAAACCAAAACCAGAAACAATTCAGAAAAGAAAAGAAGAATACGCTAAAAAATATAAAGAAGAATTGAAATGGTTATCTACCAATAAATTAATTGACTCTAATAATTTTTTAGTTGATATGGCTTTAATATTAAAAACTGGTTCAAGACCATTTTCAGAAAAAATGCATAATGCAGTATTGAAAGCTATGAAAGACCCAAGATATGATTTGGTTAAAAGTATCAAGTTAAAAGAAAAAGCTCAACCTACATTAGAAAAGATAGATAAAGTTTTAGATTTAGTTAATGAAGTTGATGAAGGTAAAAGTGACTACTATATAGCTAATTATTCGGCATTACCATTTATAATGTCTATTAGAGATCAATTTCAAAGTAGACTAAAAATATCACCAAAACAGATGGAAGGATTGAATAAAGTTTACAAAAAATACAAAAAAAGGAAAGAAAATCAAAAAAAAGTGAAAAAAAGTGAAAAAAAAGCTTGACTTATATAGGTAAACCGCCGTATATTATATTATAAGATAAACACTAAACTTTAAGGATAAAAATGAATTACACAACAACTACAAATGGAGCGATAACAAATCAGACATCAGGTAAAGAATGTTTAGATTTATTTCAACACATTGGTAATATGAGGTATTCAGATAGATTACAAATCCTTGAAAATTTCGATAAAGCATATCAAGAAGATAAAGAATTAGCAACACAAGTATTATTTTGGGCAAGAGCTGCAAGAATAGGTTCAGGTGAGAGAAAAACTTTCCACACGATATTAAATGAGATTGGAGAGACATCTCCTGATTTTATTTCAGACAATTCAAAGACAATTGCTGAATTAGGTTATTGGAAGGATTTACTTCCATACTTCCACATCAAAGAAGTAGTTTCAGTTTTCGCTCAAGCAATTCGTGATAAGGATAGGTTAGCTTGTAAATGGGCTCCTAGAAAGTGTGCGGTGTTAAGGGATGAACTTGGTTTCACTAACCGAGAATATAGAAAATGGTTGAAGAGATATTCTGAAACTGTTGAACAAAAGATGTCTGAAAAAGAGTGGAGTGATATAGAATATTCTTCTGTTCCTGGTTCTGCTATGAGGAAATATGGTAGAGCATTTGATAAACAGGATACTCAAAGATTTGAGAATTGGAAGAATGATAAGACTACAAAGGCATCAGTATCGGCTACCTATCCACACGAAGTGTTAGCTTGTGATGATGATGCACTTGCAGAAAAATTATGGAATAACTTACCTGATTTATTATCAGAAAGTAATGAAAATATCTTACCAATGATTGATACAAGTGGTAGTATGTTTGGACAACCATTAGCAGTTGCAACATCATTAGGTATGTATTTATCTGAAAGAACCAAAGGTGAGTTCAGAGATATGTTCTTAACATTTAGTGAAAATCCAGAGTTAGTAAAATTACAAGGTGATACTGTAGCAGAAAGATTGAGAAATATATGTGATGCTGATTGGGGTATGAATACAGATTTTGAATCAGCTTATATGCATATATTAAGATTGGCTAAGAAACATAATGTTATGAAGGATTCAATGCCAACTATGTTATTAGTATTAAGTGATATGCAGTTTGATGATTCACAAAGAGGTATGACACATTTTAATCATATGAAGGAAGAATATGAAAAGGCTGGATATGAATTACCAAAAATAGTATTTTGGAATTTAGATGCACATTTTGGAACACCAGCAAAATGTTCTGATGATTCAGTTGCTATGGTATCTGGATTCTCACCAAGTATTATGAAGGCTATATTAAACGCAGAAGAGTTCAATCCAATTAGTGTAATGATGGAAGCACTTAAGGATATTGATATAGATTTTACAAATTTACCAGAAGAATTTAAATATGAAATGGAGATATAATATGAGAAAAGTATTAGGTATGGTTGTTGTTGTATTTCTTGCTTTCCTATGGTTAAATGATTTTACACCGAATGAAGGGGTTGGTGAAATCAAGGAAGGTGTAGAAGAAGCAATTGAAGATCTACAGAAAGAAATTAAATAACAACGTTGTTATTGGTACGTTTTATGAAATAAGTATATATTTATATACAAATAACCCAACAGCACTCTTAAAATCATAAAAGAGAAAAAGAGATGATGGATACTTAATCGCGGGGTTACCGAAAGGTTTGAATTGATTAAGGGGAAATCATCACAGAGAGTTTTAAAAATAAGGAATGAATATGTTGTAATAAAATAAAATAGTTCTAAAAAAAAGATATGTCATAGTTGGTCATACAGCACTCAAACTAAATGATACCAAATAAAAGTCAAAAAACAGACCACCGAAAGGATATGACAAAAAGACTTAAGAACAAAACTGGAGAAGAAAATTGGGAACGAGAAAGTTAAATTAGATAGAAAGCTTACAATCTTAATTCTCTTGTGGATATTAGATAAAATTATAATGTTAATAATGTTATGGATAATGAAATAAAAAGGAAATACTTAAGATCGGTTATATGGTTCAACTTATTGGTTGGATTTCAAAATATGTGGTTTTACGCACAGAATGATTCACTAATCAATTTAGTCATAGGATCTTTGAATATCGGTGTTTGGGTATTTAATAGGAATATATTATGGCAAAAAAAAGAAGAAAAGAAGAAGTAGATAATTTATTAAATAGTGAACATTTTTTAAAAACAGTTCATATGAAAACTAAATATTATTTAGTTAAGAATCTGGTTAAAAAATACAAACATAAAACTTTAGACAATTTAGATATTATAGAAGATATTGCAGATGATGTGATGAGAACATTGTCTGTTGTTGGTGCTGATATGTATGGTAGATATGGAAGGTATGGTGAAGATGAAAAAGATTAGATTAGAAAACACTACTGGAAATCATAGTAAGTATTATGAAATGGAGGAACAAACTAATAATGAGTTTGTTGCTAAATGGGGTAGAATAAGTGCGTCCAATGGATTCCCTGCTCAAAAAATATATTCAATGAGTGATTGGGATAAAGTATTAAATGCAAAAATCAGTAAAGGTTATGTTGTTGTACCACAACCAAAAAAACCAGTTAAAACAAAACCAGCTAAAAGAAAAGCATCTAAAAGATTAGTTGATGTATTAGATGAGAAAATGGTAAATAAACCATTTTGGGATAGTATGTTTGCTAAAATGAATACTTTACTTGTGGCTATGGAATCTAAAAAAGGTAACTATGATATTGATGATCCAGAAATTAGGTGGGTAACGGATAGAGTAGAATATTGGAATAGTGAAGAAAGAATATTGACTCCTGATGAAATGAAAAAAGCTAATCAGTATTGGAGAATTTATAAATGAAATTTTTAACAAGAAAGTTAATAACTCATGAAGATTTAAACCCACGAGGTTATCTACATGGTGGACAGATGTTAAAATGGATTGATGAAGAAGGTGGGATACACGCTGGGTTAGAATTGAATACAGGACTTATAGTTACAAAGTATATATCAGATATTAATTTTAAATTTCCAGTTATACTCGGTGATGTTGTTGAGATAGGAATGCAAACATTAGATATAGGTAAAACATCTTGTACATTATCTTGTGAAGTTAGGAGTTTACATGCAGATAAAGTTGTATTAACTATAGACAAGATAGTGTATGTTAGAGTAAATAAATATGGATTACCAAAAGGACATGGATGGATGTCTAAAGGTGAGTAAAGATTATTTTTATTATAGAAACAAAAAAATTGAAGAAATAGTAAGAGGTACAAAAGTGAAAAAGAAATTGAAATTTATTAACAAGTGGTTAATTGATATAACAGAAGTATTAAAGAATGTTTTAGTATTTGCTATAATATGTGGTTTGTTATTCAATGATCCATTTGGAATAATCAATACTATAAGTAACTTAATAAGTGGTGTTGGTGATCAAGGTATTGCTGGATTTATATCACTTGCAATATTAATATTAATTTACAGGAGATAATATGGGTGAAGAGTTAAAGAGATTCAAAGAGTTTGTCAAGTGGTTTGAGGAACTTGTATTTGGTGCAGAACAAAAACCAAAAAGAGCTAGAGTTAAGGGTAGGTATAAAGCTGATGATCCAAAAACAAAAGATGTGAATGAAGCTTGGGTTGGTGGTAAAGCACCAAAGAAAAGGAAAAAGAAATGATAGATTATAGTAGATTTAATTGGGGAATAATTGGTATATTAATAGGTACAATATTAGTATGGTGGAGTATTTTCAGTAATGGTATTTTCACTACATTGACATGGTTGGTAGTGATTGCGTGTATAATAGGTATAATAATTAGAGTAAAAGAGGATAGTAGAGTATGAAAAATAAAATAAAAGGTTTTATTATGGGAATATCAGTAATTCTATTTATGGGATTTACTGGTAGTAGTTCAAGTACTTGTGGTAAGTATCAAATCATTCCTGATTGTGATTCAGGTAAAATGATAATGTTAGATTCTTCAACAGGCCATCTGTATGAATATGATTATAGCTTTAATCATTGGAAGAAGATAACATTCGGCAATCATATCTGGGAATAATATGTCCACCAAAAAGTTAGATTTACATGGAGTTAGACATTCTGATGTAGATAGACTTGTAGAGAATTTTGTTCTATTAAATGATCGTCCATTATCTATTGTGTGTGGTAATTCAGATAAAATGCCTAATATAATAGAGAATGTATTAGAGAGATATGATATAGAATGGTGGAGAGTTTCAAATGGTGAGTTTCGGATATTATAAAGAAGAAGAAAAAATTTTTTGAAGTGGTGGGGAGGCAGTTGCGTGTCGATGCCCTCGTAGCTCAGCTGGATAGAGCAATAGACTTCTAATCTATAGGCCAGAGGTTCGAATCCTCTCGAGGGTACAAAAAAGGAGTAAGTATGTTTGATGGATTAATATTGATAGTATTTGTAGTTGTGTTAGCATTAATAATAACATGGGTAGGAGATAGATTATGATGGATGATATAAGACAATTCTTTTTAGATAATCCACAGGCTATTGATATAGCTATTACTATATTTTGTATAATTGTTGGATGGAGATTAGTAATATGGTTGGATAAGAATGTGTTTAATAAGAATAGGTATAGTAAATGAATAATAAGATTACAAAAAGAATAATGCGTATGAGACTTGCATTGAATGAATGGTTGATCATTAAAAGGGTATCTTGGGTACTTATCAATGTATGGTATTGGTGGAAAGATGCCTCACTTACGGAAGTTTTCCTAATCAATGGTTTGATTGCTTTGTTACACCTTGCTACAAAGATACACTCAACCGCTCTCGGAATGATGGTTACATATAGGTATAGTGATGAAGAGCCACCAAATCCATGGGATGATATGATATTTACACCTCCCAATAAGGATGAAATCAATTAAAAAAATGCTTGACTTATATAGGTATTTTGTTGTATATTATAGTATAAGAAAATGGAGTATAAATGATAGAAAAACAAATGAATGAACCAAACCCACAACCAGGATCGTTTGTATTAACTTATGGTAAGTGGTACTTGGTTAAAGCTATTCAAAATGGTTTAATATATGTAAATGGATTAGATGTTCCTATTGAGTATGAAGATATAGAAATGGATGATAGAGAAGTAGGTATAGCATGATAGGTAGTCTAATAGTATTAATGATATTTATGATGGTGTTCTCAATGTCTGTAGGTGTAGTGTTAGGCAAGTTGTTTTGGACACCCCCAATTAAAGAGGTAAGATAGTATGAGTAAGAAGGACACAAAAAAAATTCTTTTAACTGATAGTGATAGAAAACTACTAAAGAAACTAACTGATGATATTACACAGGAAGCTAAACTATTAGTAGAGGACTATGCTAAGCATCCATCTAAAGAATCAGGTAGTATGGTTATAGTACATCAAGATGCACCAGTATTAAAAGATAAAGATAAGGATAATAAGAATGATAAAGATTAATGAGATAGTAACCAAACTTGAATCAATAAAGGAACTGATAGGTGGAGGCGAACCCACCGAGAATGTAATAGAGGAAATAGACTTTCTCTTATCTGATATTCAAGAAGACCACGCACAAGATTCAGGCTATCTTTCAGATGACCATCTTGACACCTTTGAATTTGAAGGTGGATATTAATTGATAGACTAAATATAATTGACACACTATTAGTGGAGTAACTTAACATAATAATGGGGAAGTGTGGGTAATAGTGGTGAATTGATATACTTACACTATTAATTCATTAATAAGTATCTACAATACCTACATTATATATAGTGTGTATACATAGCTTGGTTTTGAAAAAATATATGGAAAATTCACACACACATAAAGAAAAAGCTTGACTTGTATAGCGTTTCCGCCGTATATTATAGTATGGGAAAGGGAGACAATATAATGAAATTAGTGTAACAAGCCCGTCTGATTAGTTCAGATACCAATTAGGGAGAATACTGGCGAAGGGCGAGGAGCCAGATGAAGGATATACTATGGATAATAACACAATAATGGCTATTCTATTCAACCCCTTTAGTTGCGTTATATGGTTTTGGATAGGTATGGCTTTATATAGTTGGTATGACTCACGCAAAAAAAAGTGAAAATAAAGCTTGACTTTGGGGTCGAAAGATCCGTATATTATATATAGAGATGAACCGCCATACTTGTGGGAAGCAGGTTAGTCCCTCCACCAGTCCCTCGCGGTTCTCTCCTCACATTTTAAATGGTTATATTATGGCTAGCCAGGGGTGTGCCGGCTTTCTTCCTTTCTCCGGCCACCCCATTTTATTTGTGAGCGTTTTATCATATCTGAAAGGGACACTATAACTACGGCAAAAAAAGTTGTATTTTTTTAAAAAAAAGCTTGACTTATATATGTTTTCCGCCGTATATTATAGTATAAGAAAAGGGAACTAATAAACTATAAACTATAAAGGATAAATTATGAATAACAAACCCGACATAATAGTAGAAATTAAAAAGAGTGGTAATAGATTTAACGCTTGGGATATCACTTCAGGTGAGAAGCGTACTTCTGAAATCACAGGCCGTACAAGGAAGAATGCCTTTAATGGTGGTTATCCATTAGGCCGATTTGTAACTAAAGCTGGTAAGTATCAGTGGAGAAAGATTGATCCGAGTATCATATCTGATCTTAATAGTGTGAATGATCCGAGTCCGATTAGTGTAGAGATACCTACTGATCATAGTGAAGTAATGAACTTCATTCATAGTTCATATACACTAAAGCCGAAAGGCCTTGTGATGTCTGAACTTAAATGGAAATACCTTATCCGAAGTGCGGTTAGAGGTAAGAACATTATGATGACAGGACCCGCTGGTTGTGGTAAGACTATGTCTGCAAAGGCTCTTGTAAATAGTCTTGATAGACCTGACTTCTATTTTAACTTGGGAGCTACTCAAGATCCGAGGTCTACCCTGATAGGTAATACACACTTTGATAAGAAGAGTGGGACATACTTTAAGCCCTCTTTATTTGTAGAGGCTATATCTACCCCGAACGCTGTTATCTTACTTGATGAATTAACCCGAGCTCATCCAGATGCTTGGAACATACTAATGACTGTATTAGACTATGGTCAGAGATACTTAAGACTTGATGAACAAGACGGGTCCGAGACCATTAATGTAGCCGAGGGTGTAACCTTTGTAGCTACTGCTAACATCGGTAATGAGTATACTGCCACAAGAGTTCTTGATAAGGCTCTGATGGACAGGTTCACTATCATTGAGATGGATGTCTTGAGTAAAGATGAGGAAGCCGATTTACTTCAGTATATGTTCCCTCACGTTGACAGACAACACTTAATGAATGTAGCAGACATTGCTTCAATGACCCGAACCGAGTCTCAATCCGATTCAGCCCGAATCACATCAGGTATATCTACCAGAACCTCAGTTGAGATAGCTGGCTTAATGTTTGATGGATTCAACCTGGCCGAAGCAGCCGAGATAGCGATTTACCCTCAGTATGATTCAACTGGCGGAGCCGACTCTGAAAGAACCTTCATTAAGCAGATAGTTCAGAAGTTCTGCGATGATGGCTCATCAGATGAATTGTTCACCGATGAAGAAATTAAAGAATCCGAGGAGGATACCCTGTAACAAGGGTCCGATATGTCATGGGGTCGGAGTCGGGCCGTCCCCTTGACAAGGATGTCAAAGAGCTGAATTGTCCCCACAATACATACCCGTAATATACAACACTTACCCTATATAAGTCAAGCATTAAATTGTAACAGGATGTAACCGTTTTATCATATGCGATTAACCCCGTGACCTGAGCGTTTTATCATAGTATGGGAAATGGTGGGGTTAGGCCAATGCCCTTCCCCACCCAGGGAAACAATTCTATCCGTTGATTGCCTTGTCTATCTCAATCTGTTTATCAGTATACTCTTGCAAGTGCACTTCTTCAAACTCAAAGTAATGTTCAGGTTCGATCACACTCTCCATCTGATCTACTACATCAGTAGCATCTTCATCAGAGTATCCATAGTTCATCATTAGCTCATGATGCCAGGCTTCTAACATACCATCAGCGTGGTCATGTCCACCTAACCCTAGCTTGTCATACACCATCATAGCATCCATACTTACTTGATCCGATAACCGATCTAAGTTATGATCGTGGATCCAAAGTCTTTGGTTATTGGTTGTCCCTTCATACTTTGGTGGATCGCCGTAGGTGTCATCTATATAATATACATTCCATAATTGTTTAGCCATTGATCGTAACCTCCTTTATTATACCTTCATTGATTAAAGCCTTAGCCGTTCTACCAAACCAACCCTGTAACTTCCAACACAATCCCGTATCAAGAAGATACTGCCAAGCCTCAATCACCTCAGACTCTGTACCTTCTATCCAACCTTCAGCTAATCCTACTGCATTCTTTTTAACTTCTGCGTATGTCATATTTATATCCTCGCTTCCGTAATGTCCCACTTGCTGGGATCTCCGTGTTCAAGCCGATACCTGAATGATAGCCTATGTTCCAACAAATCTTTGAATACTGCAGGGTATCCGACATAGTCGTCATCATCACGGGGTGAATCTCCGTTAAAGTATTCTTCATCAAAGGCTTGAATGAATGAATCTACATTGTCCCTATCTTCAGGGTGAATATAAAAAGCCCGATAGTCCTTATCATCATCACTATTATTAATATACATCTCATCAGAAGTATGTGTCTCTGGATACCAATTGTCTCCTCTTGGCTGACATTCTATCCTATCAATACATAAGGATATTGCACAAGACCTATTACTACCCGGTGCTCCACACTCTATATCTTCTTCAGTTACTGCTGCTATCTTCCATTCTTTATTTCTCATTTGTTCCCCTTTTTTTGTTTACCAATTATCCCAATTGTTATCCCAATTGTAAGTCCCTTTATTGAATCTATATATCCTATAAGATTCTCTAATCAACCCGATAACCTTAAAGATAAAGGCTATCAGGCCGATTAATACCATACAAAACCAAAACATTATTTACCTTCCTTATCTCTATGGTAGTTAGCGTATGAAGGACCACCTACATCATAAGACTTATGTAATTCTACATAGTCCTGTACTAATGAATTAAAGTAGCCATCACCAACCCATTCATTAAGTCCTTCCACTATCCATTCAAACACATTAGCCGCTAATAGGTTAAGAGGTGTAGGCTCACCACCAAATGCTGGTCCGAGTTCAGGCTCATCAGTCATTAAGTCCGGATACTCTTTAGCCAATTCAATCAAGTCCCCACGATAAAGAGGGACATTCTCATCTGCACAAGAATGTATAATATCATATATATCTATACCGAGTTCATCAGATAATTCGTGAGCCGTATCGTGTTCTTCAATAGCCTCTTCCATATCTTTAACTTCAAGTTGGTCTAATTCATACTTGATACGCTCTTCAAAGTCTTGAATTATATCTTCTAACATATCTGTATTGTTTAATTTCATTTGTTCCCCTTAATTAATGTTATTGTTTAACTACTATATATTACGGCACTTGAATTATATAAGTCAAGCTTTTTTTTATATTTTTTTATCCCCGAAGGTATCATAGTCCTGAGCCTCAAGGTCTGCGTCCTTCTGAGCGTCTAACTTATCTAACTCTTCTAACCAAGCACAACTATATCGTTGTGTCCCACAAGAATAACAATTCTTATCCCCACAATGAACGCCCGGGATATAACCTTCTTTAGTTTTCTCGTGTATATTATTTACTATACTTTTAAATCCACTCATCAACGATCTCCTTAAATAGTTTTTCTAATACTAATAATATCATACAAACTATAAATCCTGTTATTAAAAAATCCATTATTAATTCCTTTCTTATTTAACTACTATAATATACGGCACTTAAATTTAATAAACAAGCTTTTTTTTCTGTAACCCTGTTCCGTTTTATCATTTGCAAATTCTTACAGCCGAGTTGGCTGTACAGCGTTTTATCACATACGACAAAAACCCACCGAGATCGGTGGGTTCTGTCAGTCAACAAGAAGGAAGGTTGCCCTTCCAGGTAGGTTTAATTAATCTTCTCTTTCATCAAGTATCACATCACCTTCTTGTAGATACTCAACCGATGCGAATTTATCTTCATCATCTTCAATCATCACATCAGTTCCACTATAAGTTAAGTCATACCATTCATGCATGAACACTCCACACTCATTACATTGAGATTCGTAGTAGAGACTTTCACCTTCTGGTATCAGAGTTCCATAGTCAATGTCTTCACTACCACACTTACCACAAACACCTTCAAACATTTTTGTTTTAGCTTTTACCATATCTCAAATCCCTCACTTTCTTTTACAAAGTCAATGAACTCAATTACATTCTCTTCACTAAAAGGATAGTGTCTTTCAAAGTCATCATCATCAAGACTATCAAGATGTTTCTGATATAACTTCTCATACTCTTTAACACTTCCATCATCAACAAGTTTCTGTAACTTCTCAACTATAACCTCACACTTCTCATAATCTACAAGAAACCCATCATTGTAACTTCCGCGTTCATAGTCCTTTTCAGAGATTACTTCTTTACATTCATTCGCTACAAAGTTCCATAGAGGTCTCCACCACCAACAATTATTTCTGAAATAGTTACCACTTCTTCCATGTACGTCCATTCCCATTATGATACCTCCTTTGCTATGAATTTACCTATTATAACTCCACACACTATACCACCCATAATAAAACAAGTAGTCAGTAATGCCAGTCCTATGATTTGAAAAAATAATATTGTTGTTTCCATTTGTTTCCCTTTACTTTGTTATTAATTAACTATCTTAATTTACAACACTTAACTAATATAAGTCAAGTCTTTTTTTAAAAAACTTTGGGGGGTATCAGTTAGTCTAGACCGAAGTCGCCAGACACCCCCCAATGAGATTACCCTCTCAACTCTAACATTGAGAAAGGAACTCTGTAAGACATACCTCTCATATCAACAAGAGCTTTAGTCCTATTCATTTTAGTAATAACACCTTCTGTTCTTTTAGTTTTTTGAACAACCCACACCTTATCACCTACACCTAATTGAGAACCTAACATTGTTTTACAATTACTAATGAAAGAAGATAATTCTCTTAACTCATCCATTGAACTGATTTTTCTGATTTCATTTTTTATATTTTGTGTTGTCATTTTATTGTTTCCTTTATTTGTTATTAATTGACTAACTAAATATACGGTACTTAACTAATACAAGTCAAGCTTTTTTTTTATTTATTTTTTGACTGGTGCGATAAAACGGATATGTGTGTGAGGTATAGCGTTTTATCATTTAGTGTCAGTTTCGGTTGGGCGTAGAAAAGGGTGGATGAATACCCCTAGCATCGCCACCGGCATTACATCATCCACCCCGTATTGTAGGGAAACAATATCTAAATCAGTTCCCTGTTAGGATCTACCCATCCCTTCTCGTTTTCATTTAAGTGATCTTTTAACAACTCTACTGCCTTTGAACTCTTACCACCGACATTCCAATTGACTATATCTTCTGTTGGTGTTGTCCCACCATAGTTCAGGCCGTTCTTCCAATTGTAGATGGTTGTCACTGTTCCATCTTCCCACTTGATCTCCCACTCAGCATCTACTTTATAACCATCACCTTCCGTGGGCTTTCCGAACAACTCCACAAGAGTATCATACTTTACAACTATATATCCTGCGAGACTTGTCCCATCAGCTAACCATTTATCTGTATCATTATGAGTTATGAATTTCATTAGTATCTCCCTCCGTAACTATGTATCTCTGAATAAACCTCATCGGATATCATCTCATCCGTTTCAGTATCACCAATACCTACATCAGGGTGAGCCTCTCTAATCTGTCTATACATCTCACCAAAGAGAGAGATAGCTTTGTCTAACTTTTTAGTAGCCTCATCTCTGTCTGACTTATCATACAATGCAAATGGATTCTTTTTTATTTCTTTTTCTGTAATCATTTTTTGTTCCCCTTAATTGATGTTATAATATACGGCACTTAATTAATACAAGTCAAGCTTTTTTTTAATATTCTATTTCCTCAACTCCACTTACATCTACATCATATCCAGCCAAGTGTAAAACCTTCTCAACATCTTTTACACCTTCCTTATCATTGTTAGGAAATACTAATCTCATTACTACATCTTTACCTTCACTCATTACATATCCTCCACTTTACTTATTAAGTAATCAGCTTCAGCGTTAGTCATCATTCCAAATTCCTTATATAACTTGTCAAGAGTTTCTTGACCACTTGATGTCATTCTGTCATACTCCCAACCCAAGTCATCAAGATATTGTTGTACCTTCTCAACTTTAAAAGAACTTAATTTAATATGTCTTCTCTGTGGTTTTGATTTTTTTAAACTCATTTGTTTCCCCTTTTAATTAATACTATAATATACGGCACTTAAAGTATATGTGTCAAGCTTTTTTTTAATTATTTTTGGGCGTACGGATGTGATAAAACATTTACCCAAAAAACATATATGTTATATAGCGTTTTATCATTTTTTGGGACACTTGGTCAACCACTCGCCACCCAACGGGATTTCTGATGGGTAATTGTGCTTGTGTTTAACACAGAAGGGAGCAACCCCTTCACACTCACCATCACTATACCCGACCTAAGCCTTGTCCGTTGTAGTGTCCCTTAAAACGATCAGAACAGGAAGTTTGATTTACACACTTTTGAGTCCAGTTACTAGTATGGCACTCCGACTATAACGGTGTCCTGTTCTTCTACTTGATGACTACACTCGACTCTTCTCACTTACATTCAACTAAACTTTGCTATCAGTAACCCCGTAGTAAAGTATCTTACATAAGTAATCCGGCCGACACCTCAGTCCTCGTACTTGGGCGGTTAAAACCACAAGCACTTCCACAACCAACTCTGTTAGAGCTATCCGAAAGTTAACAGAGAGTTCCCTCATCATCAAATTTATTTCAAAAAACTTATAAGGTGAAGGGTTGGTTACGCTAATGTATTATCCTTCATTAAGTTGATAGTGCCTCGTCAGGACTTACACCATTCAACACCTTAATCCTTTACCACTCTCTAACCATTATCTCGTGTTCTTCTACACCTTCCCAACCTTTGAACACACACTCATCAACCGTAACTAACTCATAATGATTACCACCAAAGTCGCCTGTGAATTGTCCGACACCTTCCCATCTCGCACCACCATCATCAATACCTTCAATAATCCACCAGCTAGTTGGTTCATCTTCCCACCTTTCAATCAGAGTAACCATATCCCAATCAACCCTGATATCTTCCTTTACAAGAGGTTGAGTTTCAATACTTACAAATTCACCTCTTTCAATATCTTCATTTACTTTTTTAATTTCTTCTCTTGTCATAGTTTCCCTTTAAGTTGTTGTCTGACTACCATATAATATACGGCAGTCAGACAATATAAGTCAAGCTTTTTTTTAATTAATCCAATAAAATCATATATTCTTTTGGATAATATTTTCTGAACCAATCAAGACCTTTTTGAACTGTATCCCATAGTCCAAACATTTCAGCACCTTGAATAGTATCATATACCGCAATCGCCTGTGGTGTTAATACACACTCACCATAACCGAATTTGTTTTTTACAACCTGTGGCTCGCTGTCCATAATTTGACAATCGAAAGGCATTGGTATTTCTGTTTTAGTTTCTACTGACATTTTGTTTCCCCTTATATTGTTATTGTTTAACATACTATAATATAAGGCACTTGACCAATACAAGTCAAGCTTTATTTTAATTATTTTTTGTGGGGGTGTGATAAAACATTAATGCTGGTGTGTATAGGCGTTTTATCATATATGGAAAAAAAATCGGGGGGAAGGTAAATGGGTGGTCTAGAAATCCACCGAAAGCTTATCCCCCCGATCTTTGGATCAATCTTTCATCAGTTCATTCAGTTCAATCAGATGGTCTTCGTATAGTTCAAGATTAATGTCATCATCATAATCTCCTCTGATGGCTAATACTCCTAACCAATACTCATGAACATCCTCTTTAAGTTCTTGTCCATAATCTTCTTCAATGATTGTATGGAAACAAGAGTTACAAGGCCATCCTGGGTCGGGTCCTTGAATACTACAACCCGTATGAATGAATAGACCTTCATTAATTTCTTCTTTAATCTTTGCCTTATCCTTCCACTCTCTTGTTATTTTAGATGACATATAACCACCCTCCACATTGATTAGAGTTATCAGGTACCGTTGTCAAGTCATATATGTTTGCCCTAACAGCGTTCTTACCTTTTGTATATGGAGCTCTCCAAGTAGCAGGTTTATAAACATCACCCGTTTCCTTCTCCACAAAACAATGAATCCTACCCTTCTTATCTTTATGGATAGTTTTCTCTCCTGTTTCATAATCTGTTTCAATCCTACTTTCATAAGTCAGAACCTTAACAAACCTACTACCGCCCTTTGATGGAGCGAATACCGTACCTTCCATAAACTGGAATCTATCAGTATAGGTTTTATTGTTTTCTGTTAATCTCTTACAGAATTGAAACATCGCTTGATTGAATTTATTTATTTCCATTTGTTTCCCCCTTAATCGCATGAATTTGAACAGTTCCAAGTAGTAACACCACCTCTAACTAAATGTGTGTAAAAACCATATCCGTGAGGGTGGTAACCATATTCCTGTTGGACTTTGAAAGCTTGTTCTTTTGTTAGTTCCCCATCATAAGTAAAATGAATACTACCATATCTTTCAGTTTCTTTTCTTACTATAAGATGAGTAGCCATTTTGTCAATTATCTTTTCTACCTTTTGAGCCTCTTGACCTTCTGGACTATTCATATATTTTATTGTTTGTAAATCCCACATATTGTTTCCCCTTTGTTTTTGACTACTATATATTACGGCACTTGACCGATTAAAGTCAAGCTTTATTTTTATTTATTTTCCTCATGACTCTACCCCACAATGTCAAGCTTTTTTTTTGGTGTATGCGATAAAACGGACTTATATAAATGTATGGGTGTTTTATCATTTCAGTCAGTCCTTGACTGAAATGTAAGAGGGGGGTGGGTGAGAGCTCGGTACTGGACTTTCATCAACAACCTTCCGAGATATCATCAGTAGGTTTTCAGTATCGCTTCATCAGATGTACAGGTCCGATGACGAGGTGACCGTCCCCCAATTCTTTAATCAGACACCAAAGGTAATCTTGTCTGAATGAAGTTGTATCCTTGTAGGGATTACAACCTCATCATTACAAGTATCACAACACCGACCGTCATTGACAGGTTCGGCATTGTTACCTTGAGCCCACCCAATCGCGTTGGGTTTAATAGTAGTACCACAGATAGAACAATCCATTATAAAGACCCCCTATATTTAATTTTAGTTGATTCAGGTTTAGTATCATAATATTCTTTAATTGTCTTGTCTTGTTCTTTGACACCTTTAGACCTTAACTGTTTCCTGAACGCATCTAACCTTGACATAATATGAATTGGTAAGTCAGCTAAACTATTTTGAGGATTAGGTCTTCCGAACTCATCATAGTATGAACGCTGTTCTAACCATTCTTTCATACTCATTCTTTTATCTGTTGTAATTTTAGTTGTCATAATCTTTCCCTTTCTTGTTGATGTTATATATTACGGCACTTAAAACAATTAAACAAGTATTATTTTTAGTTGTTACATTTTGTTACATTTGGTTACAATTTTTTCCTTGACACATATGCGATAAAACATACATTAATAATATAGTGTCCGTTTTATCGCGTTAAAAGAAAGGGGGGAATCTCACCCCCCAATCTACAACAAGGAAATCTTTATAGATTTCGGAGTAGGGTTTTTGGTAACTCAATCATCATATCCCATTCTCCATCTTTCCAATATCTATATCTTCTTAAATTACCTTCAAGATAATGATGGTAATTACAACCTATTGAATAAGTTGTTTCAGTAAAGTTCCCATTCCATTCTGAATGTTTTGATACTATTCCACTTTCAACAATACTTCTGAAGAAAGTTGAACAATTACCTTTTGATAGTTCTTTACCAATCCATTTATAGAAACCTCTTTTTGTTGAAGGTTTTCCTAATAAAGAATTCATATTAATATAAGTTAAGAAATTCTTTGTTAGATGTCTTCCTTTTTTTGGATTTTCAAAAGTATAGTTTGATGTGATGTTACCACCCAACCAAACAATCTTTCCATCAGTACCCATTTTAAAATCAATAGGTTTGATATCAAAGTCTTTTGTTGTCCTATTATAAACCATTCTTGTATTCATTGTTTCCCCTTGTTTAATTAATACTATAATATACAACACTTAACCAATACAAGTCAAGTCTTTTTTTTATGTGGATAATATTGTTGATAACTACCCATCGCGATAAAACACACACCCTATTTGTATGTCCGTTTTATCACTTCATCACCTCGCGGTGATGAGTGAGTTATACTATATAAAATATAGTTCTGAATTAACTTCTAATGATATCGCCTCTTGGTTAAGTTCTTTTTTAAGTTCTTTACAATAGTTGATAACATCAGTTAAAGAGTTTTTTAAATCTGAACCAGTACAATAGCTTTCACAAATTGTAACATCTTCTTTTACAAGTCCTGAAGTTTCAGAAACCCAAGTTCCAGTTCCTTTGGTTGATGTACTACCACCAAATTTATTTGATAATAAAGTTAATGTATTATCAATTTGTTTTGATGTATCAATTTTTTTATCTACATCAGTAGTTGAAGGAACATATATTTTTATATTCTTATCTAACTTTGTTAATTGTTCTAATTGTTTCATTGTTTCCCCTTGTTATTATACTATAATTTACGGCACTTAATCAATACAAGTCAAGTATTATTTTAAATTAATTTGAGGACGCGATAAAACATTCATTCTGTGTGAGGTGGTGTTTTATCGCGGATTAAAAAAAGGGTGGAGGTTTCCCCCCACCCCAACTAACAACAAGGAGTTTAAACTTGTTCAACCATTCTTGATTGTAAATCATTTTGGAGTTCATCAACTTTTAATAACATTCCCATTAACTGAAAATGTATTAATACATTTTGAAATGATTTGAAAGAATATGTTTTACCTTCAAATTTTATTCTTTCAATGGTATTCATATTAACCATTCTCCAACCCTCATTTTGATAATCAAATATTACAAGATATCCTCTTTCTGTTGGATTCCAATTCAAACCAACTCCATTTGTAGTTTGTTTTCCTTTCCACATTTCAGGAGAGAAAGTTCCAACCAAGTTTCTTTTTTCTCCATTCTTTTTTGTAAATGTTACAGAAAAGATTTTATGTCCAACCCACATTTTGAATATTTGAGTTATTGAGTTATATAAATCTATTTTATTTTTCATTGTTTCTCCTTGTTGTTTATATGTCTTGTTTAACATATAATAATATACGGCACTTAACTAATATAAGTCAAGTATTATTTTAACTTTATTTGGAAAGTGCGATAAAACACACATACTTACACACACCCCGTTTTATCGCGTCAAACAAAAAACCCACAGATTTCTCTGTGGGTTTTAGTGTTAAACTACTACTTGGTTTTGGTTAGGAAAAAACTCTTTGTCCCCTTGACATTTTAAGTATCACCCAAAACATTACAAGGTGAAAAACTCTAATTCCAAAACCCATAAATACTAATGGTTGAAAATTTAAAACATTTACTATCCAATCCATTAATGTAGTTATAATCATTTCCATTTTCTTTTCCTTTACTTTTGTTATTGTTTAACTTACTCTGTAATTTACATCACTTAACATATATAAGTCAAGTTATTTTTTAACTTTTTTACTTTTCTTTTCTAACTCTTTGAACTTCTTGTAACTCTTTTTAAAATCTCCATTACCTTCTACAACAGATTTAATTAAATTCATTTTAGTTTCAATATCCATTACTTACCCTCCGATAAATAAACTACTAAAAACATTAAACCAAATAACCAAGTTAAACCTACCATTGAAATTATCTCTATCATTTCTTACTCCCTTATTGTTACTATAATATACAACACTTAACACATATGAAACAAGTAAAAAATTAAATAAATATAAGGCGGAATAAGTCCCCACCTTCCAAGTGCGATAAAACAAAGGTGTGTATATAAAGGGTGTTTTATCAGAAAGTGTCCATATAAGGACACTCTCTACAAGGAGGTTACTTCAGTTCAATTCCTAATAACATAGATATAAGGGGTACTCCACAAGTCAATAGTATAAATAAGGTGTTCATATATATAAACCATCTATCACCTTGTGACTTATTACTCCACCACCTTTTAATACTCTGTCTCTTCCACCATAATTCTAATCTTAAAGTTCTCATAATGTCTCCTTGTTTAACTACTATAATATACAACACTTAAGGTATATAAGTCAAGGAAAAAGCGGAATAAGTCGGTGGGGGTATATGATAAAACATCTTCATCTGGTTATGCGGAAAAGGGGTACTAGTTAAAAATCGGGCCATACCGGTGTGCATTTCGCTCCCAATTTTTCACCCTAGGACTAATTAATATACAATTAATTGATATTGCTACCCCCCAATCTCTATCAAATAGCCTGTATATTATAGTACCCTTATACTTATAGTTACCTATATACTATGGGATTATTAAAAATAAAAGAATTATTTGATATTAATATATATTTATAAGTGTATAATTGTATTAATTGACTATAACGTATAGGTGGGACATTACATCATATGGCTAGATCTAAAAAAGAAATAAGTAGAAACTATACTCAAGGTAAAGGTAATAGACAATCATTAGGTAAAGATGGTAAACTTAAAGATGTAATACCTACAACCAGACCAAAAACAAATATTTGGCATAGAGATAGTAGAGGAGTATTAAAATTAGACTGGGGTTATTTAGAATCACACTACCACGCTGATGAAAAGGGTAGGATTACTCCAGGTGAACTTTCCCACGACCCAATAGTATTAGGTCCTGAAGAGGGTGGATTTAGACCCCCAAGAGCTGGTAACGCTGTAAATTATCATTTATTAAATTTCACATCAAAGGATTGGGATAAAGCTGAAATTCATTTAGCTAATGGAGGTAATACTCCAGATATACGGGCTCTTAATAGTAGAGCCGGTAGAATATCCAATAGAATACCTACTGATGGTACTAATTTCCAAGGTACTAATGTTGTTCCATATGATAATGACGCTGAGTATAGAGATCCCGATAATCCTGGTAGTAGAGATCAATATTGTGTTGGTTCGAGTATGTGTTATACTATACTGGGTCAACCCCTCCATTATTGTACTGGTTTAAGTTATTCCAATTGTTTGACGTGTAGTGCTATGGGAGCCAACAACGGAGATTGTTATTGGTATACAGAGCCAGTAAGTTCAGTTGATAGTGGTTATAATTCTGACAGCGCTTGTGGTGTATGGTATGAAAATACACCCAATGATCCTGGAAAGCCAAATAAACGTGTAATGTTAGATGGGGCTGGATGGCGTGGTGATAGGTGTTATTATCCTTATACCAATGTAGATACTGGTGCTACAGAATATTGTGAATATACAAGATATAAAAATAATCCTGGGTCTGGTGTAGCTCAAGGTAATTGTGATGATAATTTACCGGGTGATTGTGATTTAACAGATTGTACAGATTTTGGATGTAGGGGTCAGTGTGATGATTGGTTGGGTACTAATGGAGCTTATGGGTGGTCTAACACCGCTACTTATGCATCCGCATGTGATCCTGATGATTTCTTTGTTAATAATTTTAATCAATGTTATACTAGAGGAGGATTTGTACCACAAACAGTTTCTTACTATGTGGATTCGGGCGGTAATGCTGCACCGTGTGGAAGTATGACTAATGTAGAATGTTCTACTTTTGGTACTTGTGAACATTATTATGGTTTTGGTAGGGACTGGGATTGTCCAAATTGTATAGATATAGGAAGTAGTGGTGAATGTCAAAGTACTAATGGTATATGTGGAGGATTTCCATCTGGTACTGGTAACGCTAGTTGGGATCCTACTGATTGGTTTGATGATATAAATGATTCTTCAGATTGGGGTATTGATAGATCTTGCGTATCACCTTGTTCTGTAGATAGACCAGAATATTGTGCAACTATTGGAACACGTGGAGGTAAAACATCAGGATGTAAACATCCAGAAGCTTCTAATTATGATTCAGATGCTGACATAGATATTAATTGTAATGCTCCAAATGATTGTAATTATGTTTTAGATGGTGGTGATGAAGAGGGATCCTGTATATTCGATTATAGTTATATAGGATGTAATAATTGTACAGTATGTTCTGTAGAAAATGAATGTCCTTATTGGCAGTCTAACCCAGGAACTGATGGTTTATGTATAGATGGACAACCACCATACGCTGTTTGGGAAAATGAAGGTTTCCTATGTGAAGTTGGTAATGGATATAAAGAATGTAATTGTGCAACATCAGATCCTGGTGTTACTGAACACGATCAATCTATATGTACTTATCCTAATAATGGTCCTTGGTTTTATGATATGGATGAAGATGGTTATGGGGCATGTCCAGATTGGGGAGGAGAATATACCGTAACAGGAACAGGATGTCCTATGTCCGTTTGTCATCAAGATCAGGCTCTTCAATGGGGATGGGTTGTAGATGGATCAGATCCAAATGATTTCGATTCTGATGTTGTTGGAGGACTTGGGAGATCAGTAACTTGGGATGCTACTGGTTCACCAAATTATGGTGGTGGTTGGTCTGCTTTTAGTCCAAATCAAGGTCCTCTAACTATGAAGGACTGGGGTTTAATACATGGATATGGTACGTGGAATTGTCCATCTATTTGTCCATATGAAAATCAACACTGTTGTGATCAAATCCAAGGAACTATACCAGCATGTTGTATTGGTGGATTTGGTGAAGTTAATATAGAATTTGATTCCAATGAAGAAATGATTGGATATGAGTGGGTTTGTCAATGGGAATATCATGCTTGTGCTATGATTCATGATCAAAGTGGTAATGATTGTAATAATTGTACATCTGGTGGTCCTATATCAAGTGATAAAAAATGTTGTTTACCTGAAGGTGAGAATTATTTAACTCTATTAGAATCAAGTTTCCATGGAAATGAGTGTTATAATGCTTGGAAAGCTTACGGATTAAGTGATCAGAATGCTTGGGATGTATGTTGTGATGTAGCGTGTGGGGATAACACTGGTCAGGCATGTTTACAGAATTGTAATCCTGGTGGTCCTTATACAGGACCTGGATCTAATTCTCCAACATGTCAAGATCCAAGTGCTCTTAATTATGGAGATTATGGTGAGTGTGAAGGTGGTGGTTTAGCAGTAGATTGTTCTATTTTCTGTGGTAATGCTCCAAGCTATAGTCAAATAGTTAATTGGAGAAACAACTATATGCCTATATGGGTTGGACTTGGAGATGATCATGAAGGTAATGTTCATAATAACCCTATAAGTTGGTCAGGATCCGGATGGAAGGAATGGCATTGGATGTATCCACCAAGTACTTGTGATGGTGGTAATTGTGAATGGTATTATTTGGAGGATGGTAATGGTATACTTGAACCCGATGAACGTTCTCCTATTTGGTCTTTTTATAGGTATATGGGTAGCGCGCCAGATTCTGATCAATATGGAACTAGATTAGAAGATTGGTATTATGCTCATTGGGGAAATAGTCCTAATAGAGAATGTGGACCTGGATATGGAGCTACTCCAGCTAGTTCAATGGCACATGATCCGAATCATGATATATCATATCCATATTGGGCATCCGGTCACGGAGCTTGGACTATTGCTCAAGCTAGAGTATTTGCTGAATATTGCGCATCTGAAAATTTATGTGGTGAATGTCCAGCTGGTCAGAGCTGTCATGTTAGTGTAGAATCTTCCAGATGTTCAGGTAGTGATTCTGCGGGTGGTGGTGATATACCTGATGATTTTATAATACCTTGTACAGATCCAAATGCTTGGAATTATGATCCAAATGCACCAGCTGGTGGTGGGTGCGATAATTGGACTTGTGGGTGTGAATACGTGTGTGGTTGTATGGACAATGACGCTGACAACTATAATCCAGATGCAACAAGTGAAGGTGGTAATTGTGAATATCACTATGAATATGATTGTACAGGTAGCGGTTACTATGGTCCGTATTTTTATACTAGTGGAATAAACCCACTATCAGAAAATGGTGGAACTGATCCAAGTGGGAACTTTACTGGATGTGCTATACAATGTACTGGTTCATGTAGTGGAATGTTATTTACTACAACTTGGGGATGTGATACTAATTGTTCGGGAGGAGACAATGCAGCAACTGTAGAGGGTAGTTGTTGTGATCCAGATAATCCACCTTGGTGTCATTGTAATGATGCCGGTTCTGATGGGGGTTGGACAGGATCCCCAGCATCATCCGATGAATATTGTTCACAACTAATAGGTTGGGATGGTGATGATGGTGGTGATGAAACTCAAGATGGACTCGATGGTCCAGGTTATTGTTCATGTGGTAATTGGCATCAAGGTCAACAATGTTCACCTGGAGTAGCTGGTGCATTTAATGGTTGTAATTGGGATGATGGATATAATCCGGTTTGTCAAAACGAGTATCCAAATTGTTCACAAGAGGATGATTTTGAAGTATCATGTCTATGTTTACCATCACTGTCAAATACTGGTGGGGGTGGTAGTCAGACTCCTATTATATATGATGATCCTGGATTAGATCCTCAAAATAATAGACAGATGATAATAACAGCAGAGTATGGACAAAAAGATACAGATGTATATGAGGTAAGATAGGAAATAAATAAATGAATAAAAATTTTGTACAAGGATCATCTAATAGATATAATGTTGTAAAAAGAAAAGAAACACTAAGAAATAATGTTATTTGTGAATCAAATATGAATTATGCTCAATGTCGTCAATATCTTTTATCTAATATTCCCCGTGAAGATTATCAAACTTTTACAACTTGGTATGATGCTATGGGTAATGGTGGTTATCAACAAGTATTAACTGGTCAAGTTACACGATTAGAACAACTTCCGTCTATACAAAGATTACTACCTTCAGGAAATACAAGAGGTCAGGGGGGAAGCATGGTAAATAACCCAAATTTACTTTTCTGTCTTGGTTGTAATGATGTTTATGGATTTGGTCGTTGTAGTGGTACTTGTTGTGGTGTGACTTCACATGATGTTGAAGAAGTAACTGATCCATTTACTGGTGAAGTACTTATAGAAGGATCTACACAAACAGGTATTGGATGTAATATGACTTTGTAAGGAGAATAT